ATTTGCCAATTCCTTTAATAGAGATTTGATTTCTTCAATATCACTTTTTATTTTATCAAGTTCATCTTTTTCTCTCTGCTTTTGCTCTTTCATTCTAATATAGTTTGAATAAGCAGATTTGTCTGTATTGACAATAGCACCAGTGAACCTGTCCCTGAACAGGTTACTGTATCCTTCAACTGGTATTAGATCTTCACTGCTTTCCATATTATGCAAGGGCGATTGCTCTGAAATCTTTCAGTTTTACAGGGGTCGACTCATTTGTTGAGGAAAGAACAACTTTGATAACGAAAGCGTCAAACTGCTCCAAGTTATCTGCGGTGAACTGATATTCTGAGAATGATTCAGTATTGTTAGGTGCAACAAAAGCATCTGCTCTGCCACTATTCTTATTTGGATCAATAACTTCATCACCAAAACCATCACCATCAGTATCTTTCATATTATCATATCCAGGGAAAGGAACAAACTTTTGAGTGATTTCACTAGAATCTGCCTTAAAGAGTTTGTAGAAAACTCTGAAGTCTGCATTTTCTTGTCTGTTTGCACCAATGAATATCTTCAAACTTGTTGCTGGTTGCTGTAAACCAGTCATCTTTGTAACAAATACTGCACCGTGAGGATCACTATTAACTTCATTGGATCTTGGATCTTCAACATAATCATCAATTGGATTATTAGTTTTATTTCTACCAAGAATGAAAGTGGAGTTTTGAATATCCATTACAGGTGATAGGTTTTCATTTTCAGTTCTAAAGTCTACACTCATTGTGAGTGATTTATTTGATGGGAGATTTGTCAATCTCGTGACTTCATTGACTCTAGAAGCAACCATTCTAGGCGTGTTAAAGTGAAGAACTCTATTCAGAGGAACTGGTTCAAACCCTTGATCGATGAATGAAACTTCATTTCCACCAGCACTTGTTCCAGATATTGTTCTGATTCTGCTATTTGCAGAAGTTCCTTTGCCCGGAGTGATCAAGTTAAATACTGGTTCAATAGTACTAAACTGATGGTTTTGTGAGATTCCAACGGTCTTTCCACCAAATCCTTTCTGTGCTTGGAAGTTCAACATCGATCTTCCACTAGATCTATTTGTTGGAGTTGATCTGTTGAACTCCAAGTAATAGTTGTCAAGATCAGAACTCTCGTTCTTATAGTAGGTTGCTGGAATATCATGAGAAGTGTTGATTCTCATCAGAGAAACACCATTAACTTCATATGGTTGAATAAAGTCATCAGTTGAGTGATCAATCTTAACCGTACCATTCAGATTTCTTCCATCAATGGTAAGAGTTCCTGCTCCACCAGAACCAGCACTGATATTGCTATAAGAAACAACTTCATTCTGAATCAATGCATAACCGCGACTGGTTGTGATTCCTTCAAATGTTGCAAATACTGAGGTGTTCGCAACTGATACAGTTGTATCATTCAAACCAAATGTGCCAGTCAGTGCAACTCTTTCTCTATCTGGAGAAATATCATTGATTTCAATCTTGTTATTTCCGCCGTGATGTGCGTGATTGTATTGCTTTACTCTGAAAACATTTCCAGAGAATCTATCATCAATCAAAGTCGAAGAACCATTCACACTTGCGGAAGTAGAAGTTCTTGTTGCTTCATCATTCTGATCTGTGTAGTAAACGATTGTTTCGGAGTTGGTAAAGTTTTCACCCTGAACGCTTGTTAAGTAGATGGTATCAAACGTTCCGTGCTCCTTTACACTAACTCTTGCTCCAGATCCACCACCAATATTGGAAGTGGTGATTCCTAACGTTTCACCATTTACATATCCACTACCGCTGGTAGTAACGTTAATAGTAGTAACTATATTTCCAGAAACTGTGACCGTTGCTTGTGCTCCAGATCCTTTTCCAGTAAGTGAGAACAAAGGAACAGCAGTATGAGTTCCATTTGGATATTGATCACCAGCAGTAATAATATCGATGTTTCCAGTTCCTGTTGGAATTGGACCACCAAGATTTTCAACAATACCTGTGATACTTGGCGAAGATCCTTCACCAATCTTAACTCCAGGAACAATATTTGCAATCTCTGTAGCAGTGACTCCACTAACAGGGAGTTTCAGTTTTCTTGGCAAACCTTCAATTGGATTCTCTTGAAGTGTAGAGGTATTATCTCCACCAGGAGTAATATCAGAGTTATAGAATGTAAGTGTTCCAGATGGAACAAACTTTGCTTTATAAAGTTTAAACGTCAGATCTTGATACTGACTTGGAGTCCAAATAGTACCATTCTGAGACTTAAAGAGAGATCCTCCAATATACTGTTTGGTAACAACAACATTTTGAACATCGGGAAGATTCTGTGTTCTAACAGTCTTCTTGCCCATCGTAGCAGTCCACATCTCATATCCATCAGATGCAGGTGAAAGAATTACGATTGCATATTCAGTGTCTGCTTCCAGATAAACTGGAGATGGGAATCTAACTCTAGTTGGAACTGGTTCGAATGGATTTGCCTCATTGATATTGATGTTTTCAGGATTTAAGGCAACCTGAGTAAAGTCTTGGACAAGGAACGATGTTGGTGTTCCAAGTTCAACAGTTCTAAGTTCAACATAGATCTTTGCACCAGGATCCTTGGTTGCAAAATAGAGATCAAACGATGTGAGGAATGCGCCTCTACCATCAACAGTAAATGATTGTGCAAGAGGATCTCTATGAGGTGCCTTAACCTTAACACTAACCTCAGTTGGTTTTGCTGCAGGTTTGGGTGGATTTCTAACAGAAACGCGACTTGTTTCTTGCTTAAGAATGGTTCCAGAACCGCTATAAGTTCCAAGTGCTTCACTAGCAAACACTGTAGAACCTGGGAGTGGGGTAACACCAGGAGGAACTGCAGTAACTTTTACAGTTTTAGTTCCACTCTTGACCTTAACTGGTGGTGGTGGGCTGCTATTTGGATCTCTGAAGAAGAAGTTGGCAACAATATCGCCCCAGTTATCAGAAACTAATTCTGCTCTGGTAATAGTTGCAATTGCACCACTTGTTCTACCAACAACTTTTGCACCTGTAGTTACATACCCATAATATTTTTCTTCCGTCGCAAGTGCTCTTACGCCAAAGTTGATAAGTTTAGATGTTGGAGAATAAATCGTTCCAGGTGCTGGTCTCGTTCTATCATATGGATCAACACTATATTCTTCAACAAGAACAGCAGGAGATCCTAAACCTGCACCAATGTCAGGTCTGCTGGTATCACCAAACTTATGATTTGGTCTTTGTACTCTGATGAAACCGATTTTTCTTCCACCGTGATAGATGTCAGCATCTTCAAATACTTGGAAAGTACCAGAAACCATATTGATTTCACAAAGTTTTGGTACAAGGTCAACTTGCTGACTATCAAGATAATGATAGTGTTTTGTGAATGGTCTTAATCCATTTGCATTAAAGTATACGTTTCTAGAACGCATAAATGGATCTGCATTTCCAGAAACCTTTACGTCTTCAACATAATTAAACTCTCTTGCAGGACCTTGAAGTTTTGGTTTGTAAGATGTAGTTGTAGTTGTGGTTGTGGTGGTAAATGCTTTGGTTTTCTTTTCACCTCTACCACCACCTTTCTTATAAGTTACATACTCAGTTTGATTATCAACATCAACATTTACTTTCGCTTCCTGTACCCAATCAGCACCTGTTGATTCAACTCTATGATCATCAATATAGATTGTTCTTACCCAGTTATCTGATTGTGGATCTAATGCAATACCACCAACAAATACAATAACGTTGAATGGGTTAACGTTTTCTACGTTAGTTGCATGTGGTTGATTAATCCAATCAACCTCTTCATACGCAAGTGTTAAAAGATCTCCAGTCTTTTGAATATTTGGATCAAGCAGTTTTAAGTTCTGAGACAAATCTGCCTTTGTTCTATCAATTCCTGGATCAAGTGCCAGTTCTGCCTGCATAGACCAGAAATCTACTGGAGCAATGGCAGTAGCACCATTTTTACTTACATCAACAGTTGTATATCTTGGATCTGCCAGTGACTTATCTCTAAAGTCACTGACGATAAATCCAGACTTGAATCTATTCAGACCATTTGCATCGGTTACTTCCAAAGATTTTGCATTCAGTTCCAACATTGTCAGGCTGGTAACTTCCTCAAGATTTTCAATTCTTTCCTCAAGTTTCGCAATGTCACGCATTGTGAATCTTCTGTTATCGCGCAGTAAGATTCTTGGATCTTTTGCAGGATTATAAAGATATGAAGGAAGACTGATTTGTGCAATCTCCATTGCATCATCAGCAAGAACTGGTGCTTGAGGAGTGTCGTTTGGTTCGCCCTGAACAACTTCAACTTCACCAAGACGATTCAGTGTGAGTAAATCAATTCTTGGTTGATAATAACTATATCCAAGAGTTGAGGTTTCATCTGGTGAGATAATATATCTGTAAGTGGATTCATAAGATCTGCTACTAAATGCAAATGGCGATGCATTTGTTGTAGAAGGATCAAACTCAGTAACTCTTGGTCTGAAATCAAGAACATCAGACATACTAGTTCCATTTGGAACTGCTGGGATGTCTGAAGTATATCTATCTCTTGTATATGAGTTTACAGTGAAAATATCTCCACTATTTCCTGCAGAAACCTTATAATAATCTAAAATGATCAAGAGTTGCTTAGAAGGAACTGCACTTCCCTGCTTTCTTCTGATTCTTGAGTAATCGCAGTACTGATTCTTATGCCCCTTGTCTAAGATATAGTTCTTAGTTTTATCGAGATAACTTCCCTTTGTAATCTCTTGTATTACTGCCTCAATGGAAGAATCTTTAAACTTGACAGATTCGCCAACTTCAAATGTATTTTCATTGAGATATACAAAATCAACAGATGTTGATGTTCTATTAACTACTTGTGCAACTGCTCTGCTATCCTGACCAACTAGTTTTTCACCGATGATTGCATTTTGATCCAATGCCAATCCAGTAGCAAAAGTCAACTTATCTAAAACTGGAGCAGAAGTATTTGTTGATTCGTAAATAGCACGAATGTTTACAACATCAGGAATATTCAGTGAAATTTCTTCGTCTTCGATTCTCAAACCATAGTAAAGACTTGTGGTAAGACCCGCAGCAGTTGAAGCACCACTTGTTCTAGTAACAGATACTTGCTTGCTTCTTACAAAATCTTTCGATTTGTTTGTAACGTTTGCTTTTTTAAGGGTAACAATAGCAGTTACATTGTTTGTTTGTGATGCGACAAGATTTGTGAATGTTACAGATCCTCCATTTGCACCTAGTGTAAACTGATCACCAGTTAGATTTTCTGTTGTTCCGTCTGCATAGTGGATTGAATATCTTTCAGCATCAAACGATTCGAAAAATACACTACTAATGCCTATAGAAGAATCAGCAACGATATCAGCAGTTGTGATAGTAAGTTCTCCACTACCATTAGTTGTTTGACCAGTAATCTGCCTAGTAATAGTCAGTTCTGACTGTGCAAGATCAACGGATGAAATATTAACTCTTGGAAGTTCTGAATAAAGTCCAGATGCTTCAATACCTTTGATTCTTGGAGACATGATTCTAAAAGTAGAATCACCATCATCAACATTTGCTCTCGCAACGCCAACAACACTAGAATCCAATGCTGCTAATCCAATTGATGTTCCATTGGCAGCAATAGAGTCAATTCTATTGAAGTTTAAATCATTTTGTCCAGCAGTTTGATATGCAATAATTGCTTCCGTTTTAATACCAGTTACACCAGAAAAATATCTTCCTGGAACAGCACCAGTATTTCCACCACTAACGGTTAGTTTATCAGTAATAGAAAATTTGGGTGGTAGTCCTGGATATAAAACTGCGTCGGCAATAAAGTCTCTTTGTAAATCAGTGTTTAAGGTATTTGAATCTTGCCATACAGATTTGATATCTTCAACACTATGGACATTAACGTGTTTAATGCCTACTTTATACTCTTCATTTTCGTTGATGATTACTTGCTCACCAACTAAAAATGTTCCGGATGTTTGGGAAAGACTGAATGCTGCACCATTTGGTTTTGCTGCAAGATATCCAGTTGCTCCACTAGAAAGACCTCTTACAAATGAAGTAAGTGGTACTTCCGAAGTAGGATATTCTTTACCAAGATAAAGTGTTGTATAGGTTTGAATATCATAAAGATATAGATCCCACTGTGTAGATGCACCAGTATAAGGAGCATCGGAAACTCCATACCAGTATATTCTTGCCTCACCAATCTTCAGACCAGTTCCAGCATCAATTGTAGAAGTATTTCTTCTTCTATTATAAAGTGAGATTGTGTTATCTCCACTTCCAGTTGGAGAACCAATATTTAAGTATGGTACGCCATATACATTATTAACCTTGAGTAAACTTCCCATTGAAAATGGGACTACTGCAGTATTAACTTTCTTGGTTGTTCTTGGTTTTGGAACATCTACAATTGTTGATCCTACCAGATCAATATCGAATCCCTTAACGTATGCTGTTCCAGCAGAAACTCTGACACACATTAAATCATCGCTAGGATCGTTTCCTTGCTCAGTTTTTTGATCCTCTCTGTAAAGACCTCCATTACCAGTTTCGTCGTTTAATGAGTTAACAACATCTACTTTAAATGGATCAATAGCATAGTTTCCAGACTCTTCATAAGTTCTCTTTGCAAAGTAGTCTTTGATTACACTATACTCAGACTTATTCTGGAGTTTTTTGATTTCTCCCTGATCAACTTTAACAAGTTCTACAAAGTTTGTATCATCGAAATCTAAAAGATTCTTTTTAGCTAGTTTAACGCTGATTTTAAGTCTATCTGCACCTGGAGCAGCGTAGTTAGTAAATCCTTTAGCGTTATCGTTAAGTGATGGATTAATATCGGAGTTGACTACTTCCTCAACAATATCGAATCCAACTCTATATGATGGTTCGTTATTATATGGATCGAGGACAATTTGCGATGTTGGGACATCTACAAACACACCTCTAATAAAATATACACCTTCAGAAACACCTACAGCATAACCAGTTGCTGTTGCATCAACAGAGAAAACAGTAAGCACTGTATCTCCAGCATTTAAGGTAGTATTGCCGTAAGTTACGTTCTCTTCAAGTATTAATGTTTCTTCGTCTTCAAAGTTTACTGTTTCACCATTGTCTGCACCGTCACGATACTTGACGAATAAAGTAATCTCTTCTACTCCTTCATCGGGAGGAAGTAAATATCCCTTCAGTGTTCCTACAACACCAGAGTTTTGACCACGTACCTTCGCTCCTTTACCGTTGTTTGCAGTAACAACAGCATCAAGGTATACTGTGATATCAATGCCTAAATGATCTGGATTTACCTTTACAGTTGTAAATGCATTATCGCAAGTAACCCCACCAGGGATTACCATAGATCCTTCTTTAAAAATATGACTTCCAAAAGACTCTAATTGATTTTGTAAAATCGATTGAAGACCTGTAAGTTCTCTTGCCTGGACTGGGAATCCAGGTTTAAAAAGAACTCTGTAAAAGTTATCCTCCTTATCAAAATCATCATAATAAGGATTTACATTGAGATTCGTCTTTTGTGGCATTTTTTAAAATTCCAGTATAACTTTAATGTCTTCTTTTTGGCGGAGGTTCCTAGCAATGCTAGGTCTGTTATCAAGATAGATTAAATCTCCTGATCCTTTATTTATTTCAGGAGATGCCAACCCATTTGTAAAGTTAACACCAAGATTGATTAACTTGGTTCCAGTTGGATTTGTGGTAATACCAGCAAATCCAGTATCAATGGAAGCAGTAAATCCAGATGACTGACCTCTAATCAGGTTTGAAGATGATTCAAAAGTGTATGCTCTGCCATTGGTAGAGATTCCGACATAATCTTGCTGATCAAATGTTGTTTGGTTGTAGTAGAGAGAACGATCTCTAAAATACTTCAAAACACTTGCTTCACTGTCCCAAGAAGCGACATAACCATATGCCTTTCCTGTTCCATTAGCAACCAACTGCTCAATCTTTTCACCCACGGAAGGTGTTCCAGTGATGGATGTAAACTTAACTGAGAACAATCCAGTAAAAGTATTTTCTGTGTAGATTTGATCAGATCCAATAGAAGTCGGATTCTTTACAATACCAACTTGAGCAAAACTAGTATCAACTGGGAAATCCTTTGTTGAATCATCAAATCTTGCATATATTAAAACTTTGTCAGTTCCAAGTTCGGTATATACATCATATCCATGCCCTTTTGATGGTGGTATTACTGGAATAAGTTTTGCACTAGTTCCTGTTGTATTTGAGTTGATAGAACCCAAATCAACAAGAGCATAACTATAATCTTTGCCACCAGATGTAACTACTGTATTGGTGATTTTTCCACCTTCTACATCAACTCTAACTCTTCCTCCAGTTCCGTCACCAATAATGTTTAATTCTTGACCCAAACCATTAGAATAGTTTGCGCCAGAGTTTTCAATATAAACGGTTTTGATTTGATTTTCGTTTTGTGATGAATCTGCTGCTTCTCTTACTGCTCTGATCTGAGAATCAGTCGATGTTTGCCACTCATTTGGAACAGTAATATATTCGGTAGAATCAAACTTAATAATATCACTTGGTGATATAGTGAACAAATATTTCCAGATATATCCATCTCCACTATCACCTGCTCTAGATGGTTCCAGATCAGTAAAGGTTGGTTCATCTTGAGAAACATTTCCTTTTGGATTGCTTCCGCTTGAACCATTTTCTATGCAAATATAAACTCTATAATCAGAGTTCATTACATAATAGTTTGCATCATACAATCTTGATGCATTTGTCAGAGGTGATGGATTGAGAATGCTGTAATCATTTCGATACATTTCGTATCTACTTCCAGATTCCCAATTTATTCTTCTGACAAGTCTTCTAATATTTGCCGAGGTTATTCTTTTTCCATACAAAGAAACATCTCCAGCGTGACTGTTGTAAGCAAAGTTATCAACAGGTGCTGGAGGATTTAAGTTCCATGAAGTAGATCTTCCAAAACCAACTGCGGTTGGATTGGCAAGATTTACCGTAATGTAATAAGAGTTGGAAGAAGATTCAACTGACTCTACAAAATTACTGGCATTCAGAATTCTAAACTGATCAGTAACTATCGCTGACATTTTTTATCTTTTTTATGTATTTATATCTTGTTATAGCAAGTTAGAAAGTTTTCTAATAGCACCACTATTCCTTAGTCCAAAGGTTCTTCTCTGGATTGTTGGGAAGGTTGATAAACCAGAATCAACGGTCAACCCAGTAACTCCAATAGAAACTGGATTAGTTCTCAAATCGTAATTATATATTCTACCCCAAGAAATATTTCCTAGTGGCATTGTAGTTGATCCTTCAGTGTTAATACCAATGATAGAACTATTAGTGTGAACATTGCAGATTATCTCTGCATCAGGTCCAAAACTTACTTTAGAGTTAACGATATAAACATTGTCTAAGAACAATGTTCCGATTCCAACAATGGAAGAATCTTCACTGTTAACGGAAGTAACACCAGTTCCAACAGTTGTGTTGTAAACAAGCAGTGGATAACCTGCTTGAAGATCATTGGCATCTGATGCATTTGCGCGGAAGTTTATCTTCAGTGCAAGTGGATGTCCATTTGTTCCTGTTGTTGTGCTGATTCCAGTTATGATTCCAGAGAATCCTTGAATATTCTGAATGTTGGTGATAGTTTCTTTGGTAAATCCTGGAACTTCAACAATAACTTGTGGTGGATTAGTGCTTGTATAACCCAAACCAGGATTTGTAATCGTAACCGAAGTTATAGATCCTCCAGAAACTGTTGCTGTTCCAGTTGCAGTTGATCCAATACCAACACCGATGATAGATGGTGCTGAGAATTTAACAGGTACAGATGTTGAGTATCCGAGACCTGCATTTGTAACTGTAACCGCACTTACTGTACCTGCAGCAGAAACTGTTGCAGTAAATGCAGCAGAAACTGGATCACTTCCACCAATAATCATAGAATCGAAAGTATTGATGTTGATTCCATAATTATCTTCTTCATAGTTAAAGAACTGTGCATTATCTACAAATATTTCAGTTGTTCCAGAATCAATATCACCAATAATCTTTGCAGTTGGGTAGATGAATGGTTCGAGAGAATCTCTTACCTTATAAACAACCTGACCCTTGATGTACTTATCATTCTTTTGCTTAATCCAATCAAATGGTCTGAATGTTGTTTCATCTATTCCATTACCAACGTAGATATCGGTTTCGATTGTATCAGATCCCAAAAGATCTGAAATCGTTCTATCGCGAGATTGATCTTCTGTGGTTGTATAAAGTGGATGCTTTCTAACAAAAACTTCATCACCAATCTTGATTGACTCATTAACATCAACAACAGTAACATCTACACCATCTTGTCCAAGATAGAAGAAGATATCAACCTTATCCGATTCTTTTGGTGGTTCTGTGAAGATAAACGATGTTCCACCAGAGAACTGGTAAGCATATTTTGGTTGCTGAAGAACACCATTAACAAAAATAACAAGAACTGCATCAAGATCAATCGCACTTGAGAGAGGATTATTAGGATCAACCTCAAAACTCAATAACTGTCCATTGTAGAATAATGGGAATCTTGTTCTAGTTCCGTTTTGGAGGAATCTTGTGCTATCGATGTAATCCATTTCTCCAAATGACCAAGAGGAGAACAAGTCATTAAATGTTTCAACAACTTCTAGTTGGAACTCAGATACTGGTTCGGAGAAATCTTTTGCTGTAACAAGTCCAACAACTTTAAGAACATCACCAACCTGGAAAGAATGTCCAGGTCTTGCAACTTCAAAAGATTCAACCAAGAACAATGTAGAACCAATACCAACTGTGGTGCTTGCGGCACCAATCTTAAGATTCAGAAGAAGATTACTTCCAGTATCTGTGGTTGTTCCGATTCCAAGTCTTGATACACCAGTAACTGACATATTTTCATAAACTGGTTGTGGAATCTCAATGTATGGTTCCGAATATCCAGATCCGCCATCATTGATCACAAATCCAAGAGTTCCACCAACACCAACAACTGCAGAAATACTTGCCTCAGATCCATTGTGATTTGGATCAGTTACGCCAATGGAAACAGGATCTCTATATCCAGACCCACTATTCAGAGTAAAGTATTCATATACAGTACCAAATCCAATGTAATTGTGTTGGATTGTACTTGGACCAACATTAACTGCTATTGATGTATCTGAAAGAATATTAACAATGTCGTAAGAACGATCAACATAGTTTGGTTGATCCTCTGGGAAGTATGAGGTAATACCTGGGTTGGTTGGGCAAGTAAATGCAAGTCCAACAAGTTTTACTCTATCTCCACCACCAAATCCGTGAGGGGAATCTGTTTCAATTTGAATGATGCCAGATTCGTTATCATAAGATGCTGTAGAAACGCCCAAACTTGCACCAGTAATAGTAGTTCCGATGCTAATAATATCTGTTATAGTTCCAGATCCATCAAGAACTGCTCTAACCTTTGCACCGACAAGAGGTGCATATCCAAGACCAGGAGTAGATCCAAGAGAAACAATCAAACCCCCTCTTGGAAGTTGGTTTTGGTTAATATCAAACTCAGATTTGATAAAGGATCCATCTGTTGATGTGATACCAGTAAATACGACGCTAGAGATTCCAGCAACTGCATCATTTTCAAACTCATAGTTGTTGCCAGAGTTGTTAATAGTTGTTGGGGTTTGGAAAACGCCATTAATAAACAGAATTCCATTTCCAATATCAACACCAGTTGTATTGATTCCCTGAACAGTCATGGTATATGTTTTGCCAATACCAGTGAACTGATCGGAAATATCATCAAAGATCATATTTGTGTCATAATCTGATCTCAGGAAAGTTCTACCAGAATACTGTGCTTTAACATAGGGAAGATTACTTTCATTTCTTCTAGATCTGGTATTTCCTTTTGGTGGATCCGTGAACCATACCTCATTTCCTACAATGTTAATAGAACCTCTGTAGATCTGAACATTTGCTCCATCGTTATGGGAAACAGCAGTTGTTCCAACGGATGCTCTAACAACAGAAACCGTTGGGAATGTTGCAGCAGTACCAGCAGCAATAATACCATTGATTGGTCCAAGAATAGCACCACCAACATTGGTGCTAACTCCAACCTCAACAACCTTCATATACTCATCATCAATCTTAAGAATATCTCTTGGTTGAATAGAAGAGATTCCACTCAAGTTAAATGTTGCAATACCAGCAGAGATAGATCCACTATTGTATTGTAATGTATGTGCTAATGGAGTATATGTGATTGGTTGCTGAACAATACCATCTAGAGCGATAACTGTCTTAGACAGTTTCTTAGTCATCTCAAGTTCGTGTGCATTTCCAATACCAACATCAGTAAATGTTACTGCAATACCTGCTTGAGCATAATCTTTACGTGTTGCTAACTTAAATGTATCTGGAGTAAGAGCAATTGGATATACTTTTTCTGGCAATCTATCGGTAACAACCCCAAGATAGTTTGCGGTTGCACCAATTCCCATTGCACTTTCTCCAATACCAATAAATGTTGATTTTGGAGTGTAAGTCAGTTCTTCTCCAGTATTGAAGAAGTGGTCGGTGATTGTGAATACTCCAGTTGCGGGATCAAGTTTAGTAGTGTCTGAAGGAGAGAATCTCTTTACATAGATTGGAGTATCCTCATGGAATAGCGTAAAGTTAACCTTATTTGCCCTTGGACCATTGATACCATCATATGCTGACAAGAACAATCTTTGGTTGGATGGTCCATATGAAAGTTGTCTTGGTTCATTGTCAAAGTCACTTAATGTGTAGAATACTTCATTGAATCCTTGAACTTCAACGTTATATCCAGAATCTGGGTAGAAGTTAAGGTAGAACTCACTACCAGAAAGATCGCCACCGAAAGTACCAAGACCAGAAGTATTGTTTACTGGTGCAAAAGGACCAGGAGAAACTATAACATCTTCACGGTCAAATACTATCGAAACTTGGTGGATTGCAGAACTACTTCCAGAAGAAACTCTTACAAGAGAAGCTGCTGAGGTGATACTATTAATATCGAAAGTTCCCACTCTGATTGCCTCAGTTCCAAATCCTACTGTAGATTCGAATCTAGCACTTCTTTCGGATCCAGGTGGTTGATCACCAACTAAGAATCTATATGTTCCAATACCAGAAGTTGTATTTGCAAATCCAACAATATTTGCGCGAACATCCAGAGTATTGATAGTATCATTTTCTAATCTGAATGATACAATACCTGATGTTGAATCATATATTGAAGTTAATATACCAAGAGATGAAGAACTATAAGAACGTGCCTTTGTGTCAAAATAGTATTCACTCAGATAAGTGCTGCTCCCATCAAAATCAAGAACTGCTTCAATATAGTTTACATCTTTAGTAAATGTATTAATGATTTCAATATTTGCAAACAAACCATTGAAGTTGCTATCAGAAACTTCAGCAATGGTTCCGATATTTGATGCAGAACCTATGCTAGTGATGCCAATAACATTGGAACCAGTTAAGTTAACGGAACCAATAGTTTCTGTTCCCAATCCAGAGAAAGCATTAAGGAAAGTTTTCTTCAGAATTTTAATGTCATGGTCCCTATTGTAAATATCTGTTGGATAGAACAGTAAGGTCTTTCTTCCACTATCATCTACGTTTGCACTGAACTCCCCAAGTTTTTCACCTGTAAATGTTGTTGACTTCTCAAACACAATAGAGTCGAGAGTAGTTGTTTGAACTACCAACTCCGTTAACTGAGAGTCAAATGTATCTGGATCAACAACCTGTATCAAATATCTTACATGAGTATCAGCAATATCAATCTCTTCAATCTCTACAAATGGATCTTCAAATCCTCTACTTGAGAACTGATTGCTAATATCATCATGAATAAGAACTCTGTTTGTTCTGCACTGGGTATAATCAGTAAGTTTTCTATTTTGAATCTTTAAGAACTTGGATTGATCTGGATTTGTTCTTGTGTCATAGTCTACAGTATTATCAAAGTTGTTAATAATATCAACTCTTCTTTCTCCAACAACATCCAAGATAACAACACTTTGTGTCGTTCCTGCAAGTCCAACGCCACTGTTAGCAACAGATGTGATTCCAACATCAGCAAAGTTTTTTAAACCAGCTGGATGGAGAATACTATTAACTGGGCTCGAAGACTCTCTCCAAGTGATTGGACTCTTGATTGAATATGAGAGGTTCTGGTAGTAATCATTATTTGGAGTTACTTGATAATCTTCACTGATCTTACCAATATCATTTCTCCAACCAATATTCCTTTTGGATGAATAGTCGATAGTAAATTTCGCTCTATTACCATCTACACTGGTAACTTCTGC